AATATTAATGAAGATCTTATTTCTTCAGTGAAGAAGGAAATACTAATTGATACTGATGTTCATTCTGCAAATAAAATAACATTAATCGATAGTCGGTATAGTGGAAATCATAGAATAACTGGAATTGGTTCAACCACATTTACTTTTGATCTTTCCGATTATCCGGAAAAAGATTCCTACAATAAATTAAATTCAAATATCTTTTATGATACTAAATCTTTATCATCTTTTGGTTCAATATCTTCTGTTGAAATTGTAAGCAAAGGAAGTAAGTATGAAGTCATACCTGGTATTTCAACAATTAAATCTGATTATGGATCAGGTGCAATATTGGAATCTGAAAGTAAATCAATCGGCAGAATTGCCAAGAAAACTCTTAGTAATATTGGATTTGATTATCCATCAGATCCAACAATGTCACCAACACTTAATTTGCCCGAAATAATTAAGGTTGAGTCATTGACTTCTTTTAATTCGATTGGAATTACTTCTTCTGGAAAGAATTACTTAGTTGCACCAGATCTTGTTGTCATCGATGGATTTACTGGAAAAGTAATTACTGATCTTGATCTTAAGTATGAACTTGGAAGCACTGAAGTTGATATTAGGAAGAATACTTTTGGAATGTATAATGTAGAACCAGCAATATATCCTATTAATAATACTAATGGTGTTGGTATAAGTTCAATAACCACAGATTATACAACTAAGGATGTAGTTATAGGAATAGCTACGGTATTCAGTGACAATTTCCCCTTTAGAGTTGGAGATGATATTTTAATCGAACATACTAGTGTAGGTCCAAACAGCACTGGTAGGGGTTATAATTCCTCTGATTATGATTATAATTTATTCAAAGTAACGGCGATTAATCCTGCTTTTGGTAGTAATGTTGCTACTATAACTTTTAATTTGAAAGAATACTTCGGTGCAACTGAGATGCCTGGAGTTTTTGATGCAGCAGCTTCTTCTGGAAGAGTTATTAGAAAAGGCGATTTTCCGCTGTTTACGTCAAAACTTAAAAAGAATAATTTTATTGAGGGAGAAAACGTATTTACTGAATCTGGTTCGGGTAAAGTTGAAAAATGGAATAGTAAAACAGAATACATTAAAATTTCTACTGACAAAGATCTAACAGCAGGTGAAACTATAATAGGACAAACTTCAGGCACAAGAGCTGTAGTATCTAAAAAAATTGATTTTGATTCTTACATCAAAGTAAGTCCTAGTACAAAAGTCAATAAAGGTTGGATCTACGACGCTGGAATGTTAAATGATAGTGTGCAGAGAATATCTGATAATGATTATTATCAACAGTTCTCATATGCACTAAAATCAAGAGTTCCTATTCAAACATGGGATGATCCAGTACAATCACTTAATCATACAACAGGTTTCTTAAAATTCTCAGATCTATTAATAGAATCAAAAGAAGATGGGCAAGGAACTGCAGTAATCAATCCCAATGATGCATCAATTGATGTAACTGTAGATCTTGTTGGAACTGGCAATTTAAATTGTGTACATACTTTTGATTTAGCATCGGAAAATTCTGTACAAATCGCAAATGGCACATTTTCTAATGAAATCAAGTTTGACAATAGAGTTCTTACTGATTATTTTGAGTCTGTAGGAAATAGAGTTCTTACTATTGACGATTTTAGTGATTTATTCAGTCATGTACCAAGAGCGACCAAATACAGTATTGTAGAGGAGTTTTTATTATCTACTGCAAGAGTTAAAAAATATTTCACCTTTATACGGGACAAGAGATTTACTGGTGAAAGACAAATGATGGCAGTATCACTTCTTCATGATAATGATTATGGTTTTTTGAATCAATATGGAAGAGTAGAATCTGCTATTGATCTTGGTTCGTTTGATTTCTCTATATTTGAATCTCTGGGTCAGTTAAGATTCTATCCAAATAAGTTTACTGTTAATGATTATGATATTTCTACAGTATCTTTTAATATTGCAGATAATATTGGTATCACCACAAATGTTTCTTTGGGTGATATTGTAAAAATTAAGTCTGATCGGGGAATAATACCACAAGGAGGAACAGGACCAACAAACGTTGTCAGTATTGCATCTACTTATCGTGCATCTAAAGTTCTTGTTCAAATAGGCGGAACAGATGGTTCATATTATGAGTTTGATGAAATTAATTTGCTTCATGACGGAACAAATGTTGATATTATTGAATATGGTCAGTTAACGGATAATTCAATTTTTAGTGCATTTGGTATAGCTGGTCTCGGCACATACATTCCACGTATCGTTGGAAATAATGTGATGATTGATTATAAACTTAATTCGCCAATAAATGCAGATTTAGAGATTAATGCTATAGCAGTCTCTATTGCGAGCACCCAATCTGTTGGTGTTGGAACTGATGTATTAACAACTGCAGAAGTGAAATCTGGATATGTTTCTATTGCATCTTCATCTTCTCCAGTTGAAACAGTCGTATCAGAATATCTAAGCAATCACTCTTCAGCATATTATGTTGTTAGTGTTGAAGATGTTACTAATAATGATTATGAAATGTCAGAGGTAGTAGTTGTAGATGATGGATCAACAGCATATCTTACTGAATTTGGAAATATAAGCACTAATGGTTCTTTGGGTCAAATTGATGCAAAAGTAATCGGAAATGCTACACAGTTAACTTATACTGCAAATCCAAATATTAATGTTGAAGTAAGAGTTTTCCAAAATGCATTAGGTCTTGTCAAAGATGGAGTTACTAAGGAAACAATTGATGTTTCAAACGCAACTATAACAACACCAGGTGAGAATGGTTTATATGAAGGAACTTCTAAGTCAGTTAGAAAACAATTTGATCTTACACACAATCAAGATCCTATTTTCTTAAGATATTTTGCGGGAGATTCTACCAGTACAATTAATATTGATGACAATAGTATTTTCCTTCCAAATCATTTCTTCACAAGTGGAGAAGAGGTAGTTTATACTCATGCCGGTGCTGGGACAACAATGGCGATTGGAATTGGTTCAACATCAATTCCCGGTATTGGAAATACTGATAAACTCCCAACAACAGTTTTTGTTCACAAAGTAAATGAGAGTAAAATTAAACTTTCACCAACTGCAGAAGATGCTTTAAAACGAAGACCAAATACATTAGAATTTACTTCTGTTGGTATTGGAACGTCTCATAGATTCCTTGCCAAAAATCAAAATTCTAAAGTATTATTGGCAATTGACAATTACATTCAATCGCCAATTGTTGCAACTTCCGTAACTACTTCACTATCTAAGAATATTTCAAGTGGAGACACTAGAATTGAATTTACTGGGATTACCTCTTTCTTTGGGGGAGATTTAATTCAAGTTAATAATGAAATAATGAAGATCAGTGTTGTTGGTTTTGGCAGCACTAATTCTATTCTTGTTCAAAGACCTTGGATGGGAACAGGATTAACAACTCATTCCTCTGGAGACGTTGTTACTCGTATCGAGGGCAATTATAACATTGTAGATAGTACAGTACACTTTGTTGATGCACCTTACGGAAAGGATCCTGTCAGTTCTGATTCTAACCCACCATTAGAAAGAGATTGGGTTGGAATTACTACAAATTCTAAATTCCAAGGAAGAACTTTCTTAAGAAGTGGTGTTCAGGGGTCCAGTAATGAAACTTATGAAGACAACTATATCTTTGATGATATTTCTGGTGAATTTGATGGTGTCCAAAAAGATTTTAGAATCACTGCAGAAAAACAAGATGTAGCAGGATTTTCTACAGACTTTGGTATTGTTCTTATAAATGGAATTTTCCAAGGTCCACCATCACAAGATGAAAAAGAACAAGATTATACTTTTATTGATAATGCAGGAATATCTAGCATATCATTTACAGGAACTGCTACATCAGTAACATATGATGTTAACAATGCAAATATTCCTGTAGGTGGTGTAATTGTTTCTGTTGCATCAACCCAAGGATTTGGTTTCCAACCATTAGTTTCTGCTGGTGGAACAGCGATAGTTTCTGCTGCTGGTACAATCACTGCAATAGGTATTGGTAATAGTGGTTCTGGGTATAGGGCAGGAATTCAAACAGTTTCTGTTGGCATACAACTACCAGATCCTATTAGCACAACTATAATTCCAGTTGGTATAGCTTCAATAATAGATGGTAATGTAAATTCTGTTGCGATTACTACAGATAGAGTTTTCTATGCACCAAAAGACGTATCAAATGTAACGTATAACAATACAACTGGTGTTACTACTATTACAACTTCTTCTAATCATGATTTACTTGCCGGAGATGAAGTTATTGTATCAGGAATTGCATTCACTTGTAATTATAGTGGAACTGAAGCAGTAAATGTTTCTAATGCAATTTATGACAATGTGTCTGGAATAATGACAGTTACCACTGCATCCGCACATAATCTTTCAACTACAGGAAAAAATAGTGATGTTATTTTGACTGGTCTAGGATTTACTTGCAATTTAGATAACGGTGGATCTACTCATGTATATCCAAGAGTTACAGATCCTGCTTACTGTGGTTCCGAAGTTCTTAATGTTATTAGTTCTACAAAATTTGTAATCAATGCTGGCGTTTCAACTGTTCCAACTTTCTATCAATCAGGAGGGACAGCACAACCCGCTATTCTTGCACCAAGATCAAAAAATAATTCTGCAAGTGGAAATGATCCAGCAGTAGATGGTACTGTAGTTATAAGAGTTATCGATGATACTTCATTTGAAATTAATAGTGGAATATCTACAAGAGAGCATTTCTATGCAAGATGTGGTAAGATTAATAAACCACTGGATGTTGTGTTTGATGATCCTATTTCTTATACTAATATTCCACTAGTATACAGTTCCTCTTCCATTCAAGGTTCAGGAAGAAATTCAACTGTGGATATTGTTGTTGGTCAAGGATCAAGTGTAGTAGATTTCAGTATCAAAAATACTGGGTATGCTTATGGTGTCGGTGAGATACTAACTGTTGATATTGGTGGTGCAACAGGAATACCTACTGACACAACAAAATCATACTCAGAATTCCAATTAACAGTCGATAAAGTTTACAAAGACAATTTCTCTGGTTGGATCATTGGAAAATTAGATCATCTTGATGATTTTAGTGAACAATTTGATGGTGTAACCAGGTCTTTCCCACTCAAATTGAATGATCAATTTGTAAGTATTAGAGCAGCAAAAGGTTCTCTTATTGATGTTCAGGCAACTTTGATTGTATTCATTAATGATATTTTACAAGTTCCTGGAGAATCTTACACCTTTGAAGGTGGCAGTATTTTAACATTCTCAGAAGCACCTGACGATGGTGATAGTGTTAAAGTATTGTTCTATAAAGGAACTGGTGATGTTGATGTTGCTTTCAGAGATATTTTAGAAACTGTTAAAGTTGGTGATACATTACAACTCAAAAATGAACCTAAACTGGGACAAAATATTGGATTGAGACAAGACGCTAGAGTTGTAACTGGAATTAATACAACAGATTCGGTCAATACTAATTTGTACAACGGACCAGGTATTACCAACAATGATATTCTGTTAAGACCTGTTGAATGGTGTAGGCAGACATCTGATAGAATTATTGATGGTGAAATTGTAGGTAAGTCTAGAATTAAATATGAACCACTTATCAATCCATCCGCATATGCAATTAGTTCCGTTGGAATTGGTTCAACTACTGTTTATCTTGACAATGTAAAACCATTCTTTAATCCACAAAATGAAAGTGATTTAAGATCTTTCCAAAATAAAGTTACATTTACTTCTCATGATAAAGTTGAAATAGCTGTTGTAGACGCTACAGTTTCCGTAGCAGGAACGATAAATGCGATTACAATATCAGATGGTGGATTTGGATATGTTACTGCCCCCGAGGTAAGTATTTCAAATCCTGTAGGACTTGGTACTACCCACAGAGCATATGCAACTTCAACAATTTCACCGGAAGGTGTTGTTGATGCTATTATTATTACTGATGGGGGATCTGGATATGATCCAGATACTGCTCCAACAATTTTAATTGAACCACCAACATTAAAAACTGAAGATGTGAGTGTTGGAACTTTTAGTGGAGATTCTGGTGTAATAGTTGGATATGGTATTACTGGTGAAGATCTGACACTTGATTTACACATACCAACAACTTCATATTTGCGGGATGCTTCTATTTCAGGTCTCGCAAAAACAGTTAGTACTCTTGATGTAAGCGATTACTTCATTGTCTATAATTCAAATGTTGGATCTGCAAGCACTAGTTTTGAGTCTTTAAATAATGCTAATGGTATTATCGGTGTTTCTACACAGTTTATTGACAGTGTTTACTTTGTTACAAATGCTCAGGATGTAGCAGTTAATGTTCCTGGAATTGGGGCAACTACTGTTAGAAGAGTATCTATGAAAGTAGGTGTTGGTGCATTTGGTGTTGATTTCAGTATTGATACTGAATCATTTGATTCAAATGCACTTGAATTTAGTTCTTCAACAACCAATCTTAATAGTGTTGGATTTACAACTTCATCCTTCTTTGGAAACTATAGTTGGGGTAAGATAGAAACTGCAGGTACTTTAAATTCTTATAATATTTACAACAATGCGGGTATTGGTGGAATAACAACTTCAGTAAATGTAAACCGTACAAGTCCACTTAAATATATTAACTATACAAGTTAATAATAAATAAAAGAAAACTCGATCTACAATGGCAAGAGTAGCGATAAGCACTGGTACAACCCCTAATGATGGAACAGGTGATAATTTACGCGCTGCCGGTGGTAAAATTAATTCAAACTTTGATGACCTATATGGTTTTCTGGGAGACGGAACTAATCTAACTCCCAGTTGGATTGTAAATTCTGTTGGTATCGTTACTACTGCCCATGTAGGTATCGGAACTACCAATCCAAGATTTCAACTAGAAATTGGTAAAGTTGGTTCAGCGACAACAACACTACATGTTGATGGTGATGTTAGAGTTACTGGAAACGTAGTTTCTGTTAATGGACAATTAACTAGTGCAGTTGCAGGTCTTAGTACCACAGGGCACACAGTTCTCAATACTGTCAATGCATCAGGCATTATAACTGCAGCAAATGTATCTACCGGAGGTTCTGTAACTGCTGGATCATTTTATGGTGATGGGCAAAATTTAACTGGGGTATTAAAACAAGAATCTGATACTCTTTCTAGTGTAGTTGCTAGAGGTGCTTCTGCCGGGGCTGGTATTAATTTCGCTGCAAACCAACCAATTACTTTTGCTACAGCATCTAATAATAACTTCCAAATTTATGGAACACCAAATCAAAAAGCATATATTACTCATGCCCAAAATGGTGGTGGAGGAGGTGCTGGAGATTTAGCTATTATTGCTAGAAGTGGACTCCACGTATATGGTGGAACTAACGACACAGCAGCAAACTTAGGTCTTGAAGTTATATCTGGATATACTAAACTTTATTATACAGGAGGTTTAAGATTTGAAACCACCGATCCTGGTGTAAGCATTTTTGGAGTTGCAGAAACACAACACTTAAATGTCACTGGTGTTTCTACACTTGCCACTGCTAATATAACAACCTTACCAAATTATCCAAACTTCACTGGTGGGGTATCTGTAGTTGGTGTTGTCACAGCATCGTCATTTACTGGTAATTTAACAGGAAATGTAACTGGTAATGCTGATACTGCAACTACGGCAACTAATTCTCAAGGATTGACTGGAACGCCAGATATTACAGTTAACAATGTTTCTGCTGGTATTGTTACTGCCACATCTTTCTCTGGTGATGGTTCAGGGTTGACGGGAATTACCGCATCTGGTTCTGGTATTGTTGTACAGCATGATGGTTCAGTTGTAGGAACAGCTGGAACTATTAATTTTGGAACAAACTTGGATGTAACAGCGATTTCTGCTGGTATTGTAACTGTTACTGCATCTGGTGGTGGTGGAGGAGGAATTAATAATCTTGATGAAGACACCACACCACAACTTGGTGGAAACTTAGATCTTAATGGGTTTAATATAACTGGTTCTGGTACTATACCCGCACCAAATCTGACTGGTGCTCTGCCTGCCATTGATGGTTCTGCTCTGACAGGAATTGGAACAGCAAGCAGCACCGTCACTTGGACTTTAGGTGCAAGTGGTTCAAGTCATTATACCTTTGCTGGAATTGGTATAACTGCTGATACAACTAATGATCCAACAATATTCCTTCAAAGAGGGGCAACATATGCATTTGTAAATAATTCTGGAGGATCACATCCATTTAGAATCCAGCACGAATATCAAAATACTGGTGGGCAAGCATATAATGTAGGAGTTACTAACAACGGAGCAAGTAATGGAACTATAACGTTCCAAGTTCCAATGAATGCCCCCAATAAACTTCATTATCAATGTACTTCCCATGTTGGGATGTCTGGAACTATCTTTATATCACCAGAGAATAACATTCCTGTTGGACAAAGAACAGTTATTTCCAAATCAACTGGTAGTGTTGGCGCAGGATCTTCTACGATTATGTTCTTTGATGGATTTAAGTCATATGGTCTTTTAAAAGTTGCAATTGATCACCCTGCCTGGGTCACTTTATATGTTGATGGTGCTTCAAGAACATCTGATAATGGAAGATCATATGTAACGGACCCAGATCCAGGTTCAGGTGTTATAGCAGAAGTTAGATCGACCACTTCAGGATCTAGTACTTTCTTAATGTCTCCTGGTGTTATTGGTTGGAATAATGATAGCACTCCAAGTGAAAAGATTTATGCAAGAGTTACAAATAATGATAACACATCAAGAGATATTACAGTTGATTTGACTGTAATCAAAATGGAGGGTTGATAGATGTCCGACTTAAAAGAGTACGTCGTAACTTGTAGAAGTCGTGATGATTTAGACCAATTATATGATGATATGGAAACACCTGGAGGAAACCTATATATTCCTGACAGGGCGGTTGATTTAGTTCATAGGAGAGCAATCAGTCGTAATACTCATTATATGCTAACTGATGCTGAAGCAGTTGATGTTGGGAATGATCCTAGAGTGCTTGCTTGCGAATTGACTGCAGAAGAACAAGGGTTTGTTCCTGATTATCTTTGGGAACAAACTGGTGATTTTGAAAAAACAACAGGTGCTTTGAATAGTGATGATAAGAACTGGGGACTTTATAGAGTTATTGAAGGTGATACTGTAAGTAATTGGGGAAGTAACGGAACTACAGAAATATCAAATAGAACTATTAGAACAACATTGTCTGGAAAAAATGTTGACGTTGTTATTGTTGATGGACATGTAAATCCAGATCATCCTGAGTTTGCAGTCAATGTTGATGGAAGTGGTGGAAGTAGAGTTAATCAATTTAATTGGTTTCAGTATAGTTCTGCATTAGGATATTCAACTGGAGCAACATATACTTATAGTACTTCTGGATCATCCCCAAATACAAATCATGGGACACACGTTGCGGGAACTGCTTGTGGAAATACTCAAGGATGGGCAAGAGATGCCAATATTTACAATATGGCATTTAGCAGCACATTAGCAGGTGTGTCTACTTGGGATTATAAGTTGTGGGATTACTTAAGATATTTTCATTTGAATAAAGCAATTAATCCTAATACTGGAAGAAGAAATCCAACTGTAACTAATCATAGTTGGGGATATAGCGGAACAAGATATTATTCCAATATAACTTCTGTAACCTATCAAGGAACAACTACAGATTTAAGTTCCATGACATCTGCACAGAGAAGAACTGCTTTGAATGATAGGGGATGTCCAACTAATGTATCATCTTCATATCTTTACAGAATGCCCGTGAGAGTAGCAGCTGCTGAAGCGGATATTCAAGATGCTTTAGATGAAGGAGTTATTATAATTTCTTCAGCAGGAAATAGTTATTGGAATTGTGCAATATCTACAGATAATGATTATAATAATTCTATTGTTAACAGTGGATCGACAAATTATCATACTAGAGGATCTACTCCAGGTTCTGCAGATAATGTTATTTGTGTGGGATCCATTGGATCAAAAACTGCAGAGTATAAATCAGGATTTAGTAACTGGGGATCTAGGGTAGATATCTGGGCACCTGGTAGTGATATCATTTCTGCCGTCTATGATCAGTCATCAGCGATTAGTGAGGGATATGGTAGTGGATCAACTCTACCATCAGACCCCAGAAACTCCAGTTATTACTTAGCATCTATTAGTGGAACTAGTATGGCATCACCACAAGTATGTGGTGTAATAGCATGTCTTGCAGAATCAGAACAAAATATTAATCAGACGGATGCATTGAACTATCTGCAAGAAAATTCTTTACCTGAAGTTGGTGATTATGGTAATGATCCGATAAAATCTCCATACGAAGGTCTTGGTAGTGATACTGTCAATAGATATCTTTTCTTAAAGAAAAAGAGGGATGTAACAGGATCTTTTCAAAATAATACTTATAGAAATAGGAAACCTAGTGTGTCTGGTGTTAAATACCCTAGAAGGAACACTATGGTTACAAAAACCGTTTAAAACTTCTAATAAATAAATAAAAACTCCCGCAAAATGGCTGCAATTATAACTGATCAACTTCGTATATTGAATGCAAATAATTTTGTAGTAGGTGTTGCTTCTACAAGTAATTCATATTATTCGTTTGTTGGTCTGCCAAACCCGAAAGATTATAATACAGGTTGGAATGTAGATCCACCATCTCCTACTGACAATTTCAGTGAAGAGAACGATTATTGGGATACAATGATCGCTTTGAAAAAAATAACAAAAAATGATGTAAGACAAGTTGTTAGAAAATCAACTTGGACTTCAGGCATTACTTATGACATGTATCGTGGTAATATTAGTGTAAGTGATCCAGCATTACCATCCAATTCTGTTGATCTGTATTCTGCTAATTACTATGTTTTGAATAGTGATTTCAGAGTTTATATTTGTCTGAACAATGGCACAACTCCAGAGAATCCTTCTGGAAGACCTTCGTTAGATGAACCAACCTTTACTGATCTAGAACCAAGGGAAGCGGGAACTAGTGGCGATGGTTATATTTGGAAATATCTGTATACTATTAAACCAAGTGAACTTGTTAAATTTGATACTACTAATTATATCCCTGTCCCCCAAAAATGGGAAACAAATAGTGAAGACGCACCAGTAAGAAATAATGCAGCAACTAGTGGTCAAATTAAAATTGTAACAATTAAAGACAGGGGAGTTGGTTTAGGAACTGCTAATAGAACCTATACGAGAGTTCCCATTAAAGGTGACGGATCAGGTGCTGAAGCAACAGTCATTATCAATAATGATTCAAAAGTTGAAAGTGTAACAATTTCTAGAGGTGGTTCTGGATATACTTTTGGAACGCTTGACTTAGAATCTGGTGGTGTTCCAACCGGAACCACTCTTCCATCTTTTGATATTATCATTCCACCTCAGGGTGGGCATGGTGCAGATATCTATAGGGAATTAGGTGCATATAATGTTTTATTATATTCTAGAATAGAAAATGACTCCCAAAATCCAGATTTTATAACTGGAAACGAAATAGCAAGAGTCGGTATTGTTCAGAGTCCTGTTAATTATGATGCAAGTGGAATTTTAGAACTTGACAAAGCAAGTGCCGTTTATGCACTTAAACTTGTGGGAACTGGATACAGTTCGGTTGTGTTTAATCCAGATGGACAGATTACACAAACAATTGGTGTTGGATCAACTGCTTTTGGTAGGGTCGTTTCTTATGATCAAAATACAGGAGTATTGAAGTATTGGCAAGATAAATTCCATGTTGGATTTAATACTGATGGATCAAGAAATGCATCTCCAGAGTATGGATTTGAAATGCACAGATTCACTTCAGACATTGGTAGTGGTGGTTCATTAACAATTGTTGGAGGATCAAGTAACTTGGGTATTCAAAGCGCTTTTGGTAGTGTTAGTAACCCAGGTATAAGTACAGTAATAAATAGTAGGACATA